CCAGTTACGTCGATACCATCGAATTGGTGGATGACCCCGAGTATGAGCGCATCGAACATATTTACACGTGTTCTCGGCTGAATCATCTGATACGCCGCCCGTCATTCCCAGTTACGTCGATACCATCGAATTGGTGGATGACCCCGAGTATGAGCGCATCGACAACATCGAAAACGTGCAGGTGGGCGATATTGCCTGCACGATGGAGGGAAACCATTTCCGCGTCATCGATCTCAAGCCTGACCCTCTAGGCGACATGCTCCTGCGTATCCGCATCAGCGAGATAGACGGTGAGTACTGCATCGACTCCGATGATTTCGCCTACGCTTTGCGTCGGAATCCGAAGCTGCCCGACCATGACGGGTTGTGGTGGGATAAGGACAATGCCTTGTGGAGCGTCGCCATCTCCGGCCTGGACAATTCGAAGTTGGTCGCTTTGCTTATCGGTGACCCGGAATCCCCCGTCACCGGGTCTGTTTGGTCGGGCCTCAACAGCAAGCACGTGACCTCTCAAGCTCCGTTCCGTCCGGCCAAGGTGGTGGAAGCATGAACATCCACCCGATCATTGATAAACCTCCATCGTTTCCGCAAACTGTCTTACGCCTGCTCACAGGAAGCACTCATTGCTGTGACTGGTGCGAGAAACGCTGGATCAAGATTCACCGCACTGGCCAATTGGAATGCCGAAACCGTCGATGTCCCTACTGCGGGCAATACGGATGCCCCCGAGCCGAAAAACACTGGAAGAAATGCCCCGTGTGGAATCACATGACCCCGCCTGCATGGCTATACCCCGTGTTGAATCGGCTCTGCGAAAGAGATCTGCAACGAATGGCGAAGAAATCGAGGAATGATGCGTGACACGATTCTGTGCCTATGCGACCTGACCGGTGTCATGGCCCGCCCTTGGGTGGAACACGGGTATCAAGCCGTGTTGGTGGACCCGCAGCATGGTTGCGACCATGAAGACGGTGCCTACCTGAAACTGGCTTGCACCATCGAGGAAGCGTTCGACCAGATCAGCGTACTGGTCCGTTCCGGCCGGCTCGCGTTCGTGGCCGGGTTCCCGCCATGTACGGATATGGCGGTGAGTGGAGCGCAATGGTTCGCCCGTAAGTACGAGGCCGACCACATGTTTCAGGCGAAGGCCGTGAGCGTTGCCGAACAATGCCGGGTGATCGGTGAAATGAGCGGCGTCCCGTACATGGTTGAGAACCCGGTGAGCGTACTCAGCCGTGTTTTTGGCAAACCCTCCCACACGTTTGACCCGTGCGACTACACGGCCTACGAGCCCTTGGACAATTACACGAAAAAAACGTGCCTTTGGACGGGGGGGGGGATTCCAAATGCCGCCTCGCAACCAGGACATGACTCTTCCTCCCGCTGACCGGAATCGTATCTGGTACATGAGCGGCAAGGACAGAGCCAACAACAGAAGCAAGACACCGCTGGGTTTCGCCCGCGCGGTTTACGAAGTCAACCAAGGAAAGGCAACGGAAGAATGAGTGATTACAAGCAGCGGATGATCCGCGAACATCGAGAATTGCAGGAGCGTATCGGCAAGCTGGCGCACATGCTTGAGGGCTACGCGGAGGGCACGTTGGACTTCACGCCCGCGTGTTCTTTCCAGCTCCTTGAAAGCCAATTGTACGCGATGGGGGCATACGCGAACATCTTACAGGAGCGTGCGCGTATCGAACAGGTGGATTTGAACGCGCCTCTTGAGGGAGGTGAGTCTGGTGAGGTTTCACAGGATTAGCCCGTGTCCCAAGTGCGGGGGCAAGGTCAAGGTGAAATGGGAGGAGCAGCATTATCTGTCCGCTTTGGTCTTCCGGTGCGGCGGATGCAGGTATAAGCCGTATGCTCTCGCGTTGAAGTCGAAGCCCGCAGTGGAGTGGGAGTGGCTGAAAGACATGATGCTCGCCGCCGCCATCCGTCGTTGGAATGCGATGTGCAACGGCGACCGGAAATACAAGCTGATTCGCGAGAGTCTGGGAGGCAGACGATGAGCACGCTGGATATTCTGGGCAACACAAGTGAACAGGCGGATTCGATACGTCTGATGCTCAAAGTGCGGGGCATGAAGGACGGTCGTTTCATCGACGCCGACCCGCTCATTATCCTCAAGGACGACAATCATCAAGGTTCCGACAGGTGGGACGTGTATGTCAGCAAGACGGTGTATCCGACCGCCGAATCGTATGGCACGCTCGCCGGCGTGCTGAGGATGCTCGCCAATGACGTGGAAATCATGGCACACGAGAAGGAAATGGGAGGCAGACGATGAACGGTGACGTGACTGCCATGGACATCAATTGCGCACTCGCCTCCCGTTACCGGCGTGACGGTGACGGGTATTGGTCGGAGATTTCGGTCACTGAGCCGAATGACACGGTGCTGCGTCTGGACGGCGTGGCGTTGGAGGTCAACTGGCGCGGGGACACATGGATCAGCGGATTCGAGGTCAAGGTGAGTCGCGGCGATTTCCTCCGCGACGCGAAATACCTGCGCTACAAGGATTACGTGGACGATCTCACCCTCGTCTGCCCCGCCCGCATGATCGACCGCAGCGAGGTGCCCGAGCCGGTTGGCCTCATGTACTACGACCCGTCCAAACGCACGTTGAGATACCGGCGCAAACCCAACCCAAGTCATGGTGACACCCGGCAGGTCGAACACCGGCTGCTGAAAAAGCTCGCCGCCAGCGAACGGCCGGACCGGTACGGGCATTACGAGACCGCCGCCGAGTATGTCGCACAGCGAGAGGCGATGAAAGGCATAGGCCGTGCGCTCGGGACGAAGATGGCGTTGCGGCTCCAACAGCTCGAACAGTTGCAGGAACCCACCGAGGCACGACGTATACAGGCACAGTCCAAGGCGTTCGAACGGGTGTGCGACATCCTCAGCCGCCACGGCTACCAGATCAGCCGGTGGACCCGCACCGAGGATCTTGAGACCAGACTGAAGGAACTGGACGAGGCGCTTTCGAGCGTGGTGCCCACCGGCACGGTGGACCGCGAGACCCTGTACGCCATCAGCTGCCTGCAACAGTTGAGAACGACTCTGGGACTCCAAGACCGAAAGGAGCACGGACGATGAGCTATAAGGCGAAGATATTCACCCGCGAGGAGTCCGGCAACGTGATTACCGCCGCCATCTACGACTACGAACATGCACCCGCGAAAATCCTGTACCCAATCGAGGTCCTAATCGACCAACTCTATGACCATTACGGCACGGAAACCGAGGTGGAGGAATGAAACCACGAGTGTATGACGGTTTGGTCCAATCCGCCGTCGAATTGAGTTGCTTCGGTACAGGCCAGTCAACCATCGAGGAAGGCCGAGCCGCCTATCAAGCATGGCTCAAGGAGCATGACCGGCAGATAGCCGAAAAGGCATGGGAGGAAGGGTATATCCAAGCCGTCAAGAACATGAATCCCATGCCCGGCGAGGAATCGCCCGAATACACGCCAAACCCATATCGAAAGGAGAACGCATGAACGAGATTCAGCTTACAGACCATTTGGTCGCGCATATCAGCGCGGGAAGCGACTACGGCCGTTATCAAGCCAAAATCTGCGAAGACGGCAACTTCAGAAACTTCCTGTACGCCATGAGCCTCAAACGTCTCAAACGCAAGTGCGAGAGGTATGCGAAGCGTGAACGCAAGGCCATCGCATATGTCGCCACGCTCAAGGAGGAATCATGAGCGTAAGCAGTCTCAAACGCGAGGAAATACTCAAATGGCATCGGAGCAAAGCGGCCACGCCCGAATACACGGCGAAACTGCTCGGCGTGCCATTGGATGAGGTGCTGTACATCATCGCCCATCCTGAAACGCCCGCACCCCACAAGGATGATTTCACGCCCGAATTCATCGAACCATTGATTTGAATTCAGCGCAAAAACACTGAATTCAGCGTAAAAAAACGAAACCCTCCACCGAAAAGATGGAGGGCACGCTCACCAAGCACCATGATAGCCGGAACGTGGAGGGTTTCAAACAATGTTCATCACCACCGAACCATGCCAATACTGCGGCAACCAGCAGGTCGAGGCACCGTGGACGCTCTGCCGGAACTGCCGCCGCCAGTACGCGAAAACACTCCACCGGCTCCGCCATGACATGATGCTCCTGCAACAGGTGTCCCGTCACGCCTACAAGCTGGGCGAGCCCGGAGCTGGAGGCGTGGCGCAAGGAGGGGAAGCGCCCGCGCCCATCAACCTCCACGCGCAGGACATGCTCGACCAGACCGAGGACGGCTTGCAGGACATGTGGAACGAAACCGGCGTGGAAAGCCGTCCGAGATGGCAGACCCTGCTCAGGGACTCGCCACGACGACTGCCCGACCTATGCCGCGCCAGCCGTTCGGGACATTGGCTGACATGGCTCATCCACACCTGCGAGCGCATCGAACCGCTCGTGGACCGCAGGCCGCGCACGCGCCGGATAATCGGCGTCTGCCCCGAATGCGGACGCGAGGTCATGGCCGCGAAGGGAGAATCGCTGCTGCTATGCAAATGCGGCAACCCAATCAACGTGGTCGAGCTGCGCGAGCAGAGCCGAGACAAGGCCGAGGCAATCCACCTGACCAAGACCCCTGCGGGCATGAGCCAGTGGCTCAAGGACAACTACGGATACGAGGTCAGCCGCAAGCAGATCAGCAACTGGCTCAACCGCGGCAAGCTGCCCAGCAGCAAGCCGGTCGATGACGGCTACTGGGAGTTCAACATACGGGAGATTCTGGCGTTGGCGATGGGTTCCAGCGGCCGCCCGGCTTGACATAGTGTAGCCTGTGAGATACAATAAGGGTATGGAAATCAAGCAAACCGCCGAATACCGCAAGTGGTTCAAGAAACTCAGGAACCGCGAGGCGAAAGCCGCCATCCAAGCCCGGCTCGACGCCTGCAAGCTCGCCGGCAGGCCGTTCGGCGACATCAAACCCGTGGGAGGCCCGGTCAGCGAGATGCGGTTCCACATCGGAGCCGGATACCGCGTCTACTTCACCACGCGCGGCAACGTGCTCATGCTGCTGCTCGCAGGCGGCGACAAAAGCACCCAGCAGACCGACATCAAACAAGCCCACGCCATACTCGACGACTACAAGGAGCAGCAATGAGCACCGAAATCACCGACTACGACACCAGCGAATACCTCGAAAACGAACAGGACATCATCGCCTACCTCAACGCCATAGCCGAATACGACGACCCCGCACTCATGCAGGCCGCACTCGGCAACGTCGCCAAGGCTCGAGGCATGACCCAGATCGCCAAGGACGCGGGCGTGGGGCGCGAAAGCCTCTACAAAAGCCTCAGCAAGGACGGAAACCCCAGCTTCCAGACCATCGCCAAGGTAATCCACGCCCTCGGCGGACGCCTCACCATCCAAGCCGCCTGAAAAAACAAAACACAGACAGGAGTAGGGTGAATCCACCCCGTGGTATACTCCGTATCAGGATAAGTGTGAAAGCCTCTGGGACATACATCTCAGGGGCTTTACTCATATCCTCCGTATCTCATGGGCTGAGAGTACTCCGCCGGCAGCGTCCAAAGCGCCGGTGCCAGTCAGCCCGCCACGGCTTGCGTACGGTAGAGGACTAACCGGTCACGCTGGGATAGCGTGACATCCAGTAAACACTGCCACTGGATCGCGAATTCGAATCTCGCCCAAGCCACCAAACACACAGGATGGGAACATGAGCAACAAGGCAGGCTCAGGCCGATACCAAAATGGAGCAGCCCGCCGCAAATGCAAGGCCAGACACATCGCAGCCGAAGGACCAATACCGATCTGCCCGCTGTGCGGCAAACCCATAGACCTCACACTCAAAACACCACACCCACTCAGCTGCGAACTCGATGAGATCATCCCATACAGCCGAGGCGGATCACCAACCAGCTATGACAACACACAACTCACACACAGAATCTGCAACCAAAGAAAAAGCAACAAAATAATCGCCAACACCACAGGCCACCAAAACACAAAAAAACAACCACAAAACACCATCCCAATCAGCCGCCAATGGTAACCGGGGGCCATACCCTCCCCCTCCCATGCAAGGCTCCCCACAGGTCCTAGCGCCGCCGTCCCCCCGCAATCCGCGTGGAGTATCGTACGTTTGGCCGTTGGGGTGCCTGCGAGCGCCCGTGCGAGCCGTTTCGGAGCTGGTTTGACACTTTTGCCTCGCTTGTTTTCGAGGCTGTTACGTTTGATTCTCCGCAGTTTTGATATGTCACGAAATTATGGTTGCAACCCATTGGAATATATGCTATAGTTATAGCTATGGTCAACCAATGTAGGAATTGCGGCCATTTCTTTCAATCCACACCGAACCCTAGGCGTCCGAGACTGTTTTGCTCGGACAGATGCCGCAAGGCGTGGAGCCGCAAACATCAGATACCGCAGGAACTCAAGGCATTGCGCCGTTGGGTGCGCGCCGATGGCAAGCGCCCGATTATGTGCGATGGGTCACCAGCCAGTTCGACTGATCCAGATACCTGGGCGTCATACCCGGAGGTCATGCGCTCGAAGGCCGGCGACGGCTATGGCATCATGCTCGGCGATGGGCTTGCGTGCTGGGATTTCGACCATGTTGATTTGACCAGTCCGCCCGCGAAGGCGTTGGAGCTGTTGCCGGATGCGATCTATGCGGAGGTTTCGTCCAGTGGACATGGGTTGCATGTGTTCGTGGAGTCGTCGGAGTCGAGTTTCCGGCGTGCCGGTGTCGAGTTTTATTCGCGTTCGCGGTTTATTCGCATGACGGGAAGGAGGTGGCCGAAGTGACCACGGTTATCCGCAATCAGGGTACGAGTCTGGCGGTGCGCGAGAAGCTGGCCGCTGATGGCAGGCCCGTGTTGTTGGCGTTTTCGTGCGGCAAGGATTCCATAGCCGCGTGGCTTGCGATGCGGGATATGGGCATCGAGGTCGTTCCCGCGTATTTGTACTATGTGCCCGGTTTGAGGTTCGTGGACGAGGAGCTGGATTATTTCGAGCAGAAGTTCCAGACCAGAATCAAAAGGTATCCGCACCCGTCGCTGTACCGGTGGTTGAACAATGCGGTGTTCCAGGCTCCCGAACGGTTGCGCTATATCGAGGCGGCGCGTTTGCCTGAGCCGTCGTATGAGCAGATGTGGGATTTCATCCGCGCCGACGTGGGCTTGGATAAGAGCACGTGGTGCGCGGATGGCGTGCGTGCGGCCGATTCGATTCAGCGTCGTGGCGCGTTCGTCCAGTACGGGTACTGGCGGCGCAATCTCAAGAAGGTCAGTCCTATCGGGGATTGGCTCAAGGGCGAGGTATTGGACTGCATTCGCGGGCATCATATCGAGCTGCCGTGTGATTATGCGTGGTTCGGTCGTTCGTTCGATGGCATCGATAAGAGGTTCACCAAGGTTCTCAAGGACAAGGCTCCGGACGATTACGCGACGCTGCTTGAATGGTTCCCTTTGTTGGAGGTGGATCATGTCAGGTGATTTCCGATTCGACTTTTCCAAGAAGTCCAAGGGCAAGAAGGCTGTGAAGCCGGTGCCGGAAAATCTGGACGAGAACGCGAAGGAGTACCGGGAGCGCGCCCGTGCGGAGCGCAAGCGTTTCGTGGATGCGACCGACACCGAGTTCTGGCTGTGCCTGTGTTTCCCCTCCCCCGCCGAGATGGCGCGGTGGCGTGAACGGTTTGGCTTCGGCGAAAACCACCGAATCTATGCGTACCGTGATATCGAGAAGCTACTCGCCCCGTACAAGCCGGCCAAGTCGTCCGCCGTGGCGTTCGGTGCCGGAGTCGGGTTCGGTGGCGGTCTCGGGTTCGCGGAGAAGACGCCCGACCCGCTCGCCGGCGTCAAGTACTCCGATGATCTGGAAAAGGATTGTCTCGCCGAGTTCTCCGCTCTGCACAGGGCGCTGGTCGAGGCTCGCAGCCCGGAAAAGCTTGTCGAGCCGACCGATTCCGAACACTGGTTCGCCATCGCATTCCCCTTGCGCGACGATAAAGATTCTTTCCTTGCCGAGTATGGTCTTCGCAAGCTCGGCGACAAGTATCTGGACGGCATGGCCGTAGCTCGGAAGCTGGGAGGTGAGTTATGAGGCGAGTCCGTTATGCGAGCACCAACGATATCCGCTATACGGGGTATGGGCGTCGCTCTTCCGGTTCATCCGGTGGCGGTGTATCCGCCCTGCGTGTGAGTGCGTCCCGTTCCGCGTCGCGATCGAGCGGATCGTGAACCGGTAAACAATATTTTTTTCGTTCAAGCCGTCCCTATGTGGCGGCTTTTTCATTGGGAGGTTCTCATGCGACGCGGCTCTTCTTCGGCTTCCCGCTCGTCCAGCAGCGGGAGCGGCGGCAACTCATCCCGCTCACGCTCGAAGGGCTCAACGCTTTCCGGCGTCGGCTTCTCGAAAGAGCGAATATCCCAATACCGCAAACAGGGCTTATCCGACGAACGTATATCGAAGCTATGGCAGGATACCCTCAAGATGCGCGCGTTGATGAAGAAACGCAAGGAACAGGGAGTCAGCGATCTTGAAGCCGGCGTTTCTCAGTCATGGAAGAACGCCCAGGCACGCCGAGACCGGGCGTTCGACAAGCGGTTCAACGACGAATGGAACAGATACCGCAGTGCAGGCTGGAAACGGTAGATCCCGATTTTTCTTGTCCACATCGTTACTGGAAAGGAGGTGGATCGTGCGTAACCTGTTCCAGCGCGCCGGCAATGCGGTGCGTAATGTGGCCGGTCGTATCCGCAGCGCTTTTTCTCGCGGGGGCTCGCGTTCCTCCGGCTCCTGATCTTGTTGTCTCTTGTGATTGGAGAATCTCGTGGCACGACACACAAAGGTTCAATCTGAATCTGAATTCTTGGCCGAGCGTGGCTTGTCGAGTCCGATAAGCGGTTTTGCGGACGACAAGATGCGCTCGAACCGGCAGATTCGCACCAGCCGCGGAGCGAAGGCATTCCAAAAAGCCGCTCAACGCGCGTCATCTGATTACCATACGCAGAGAGAATCCGCACGTGCGGAATACCGTTCTCGGGTTCAATCCGGCGCGGTACGTCCTCCCTCTTCCGTTGAAAAAGCATTGAAAACGGCGCAGGGTAATTCCGATAATGAAGCCGTAAGGGCCGCGCGTCGTATTCTCGCCAAGCGAGGTATTGACTGGAAAACCGGCAAGCGACTCGCTCGGGGGAAAGTGGCGTCCCGTTCATCTGGCTCCTGATTTCCCGATGGAGGTGGTTGTCATGCGTCCGAGATACGTGCAGGGCGAGTTTGATTTCTCTCGTGCCGCCGGTTCCGCTCGCGCGAGTCGCTCCAGCGGCTCCTAGACATTGATTCGAGGTGATCCAGTTGGCCAAGACCACGATAACGCAGCCACAGTTGCCTGACGGCATCGAGTGGCCGGAGGCGACCGTGCGATGGTGGGAGCATTTGGCTTCCACCCCCGGAGCGGACTCGTGGACGGAGGCCGACTGGGACAACCTCATGAACGCCGCCCTGATCCACGCGGATATCTGGGGTTCCGGCAATTTCGCCAGCGTGCCCATACTGAACAAGCTACTGCAGGATTACGGCATCACACCAGCCGCACGCAGCCAGATCATGCCGGCGGAAGTCCAGAAGCAGGAGCGGCATACGCCGCTCGATGAGATAGCCGAACGACGGAAGCTGAGGGTGATCGAGGGTGGCAAGACGAAGAGGCGTACAGGAACCTAGCTTCGCTCTGGTTCCCAAGCACGTGCAGTCCGAGGGAGGAGAGGCGTGCGCGCTCGCCGCCGGCTACGATATGAAGCCGGACAAGTGGCAGCGCATCGTGCTTGAGGGTTGGCTCGCCACGGATTCGAAGCTGCAATGGGCGGCGTCGGATTGCGGGTGCGCGGTGCCGCGTCAGAACGGCAAGAACGCGATTCTCGAGTTCACGGAGCTGTACCTTGCCGCGATCCTCGGCATGAAGATTCTGCATACGGCGCATGAGGTGAAGACCTGCCGCAAGCATTTCCTGCGTATGAAATACTACTTCGAGAACGCGCGCAAGTTCCCCGAACTGGCGGAGTTGGTCACCTACATTCGGGCCACGAACGGTCAGGAGGCCATCGTGTTGAAGAACGGTGGCAGCATTGAGTTCATCGCCCGTTCGAAGAGTTCGGGCCGTGGCTTCACGGTGGACGTGCTGGTGTGCGACGAGGCGCAGGAGCTGACCGACGAGCAGATGGAGGCCATACAGCCCGCCATCTCGTCGGCACCCTCCGGCAACCCGCTGACCATCTACACGGGCACCCCCACACCGCCGACCTCGCCGGGCACGGTGTTCGCGCGCATGCGCCGCAACGCGCACAGGGACAAGCCGCCGAAGAACCTGTGCTGGTTCGAATGGGCGGCGACCGAGATCGGCGACGTGCACGACCAGCAACGCTGGTACCAATACAATCCATCGCTCGGCACCAGACTGCTGAAAAGCGTGGTCGTTTCCGAGTCGGAGAAGATGACCCCTGACGGTTTCGCCCGCGAACGTCTCGGCTGGTGGAACGATCAGGCCGGCGCGCTGTCCGATATCGATGTTGACGAGTGGGCCAAGTGCAAGACCGACAACCCCTGCATGGATGGCTACAACTCGTATGCGGTCAAGTTCAGCGCGGACGGCGCGAACGTCACCCTCGTGGCGTGCGTGCGCCCGCCCCGCAAGTCGAGTGAATTGCCGCACGTGGAGGTCATCGCCTCGCGCAGCATGCGCGGCGGCACCGGTTGGCTGGCCGACTGGCTGACCGCCGAGAAGGACGGTGCGGAACGATGGCGCAAGGCCATCGGCATCATCATCGACGGGCGCGTGGGAGCGCCCACCCTGGTCAACAGCCTCATCGACAAGGGCGTGTCCAAAAGAGTGATCGTGGTTCCGCGCCCTTCCGACGTGGCAGACGCTTGTTCGATGCTCGAACAGGCCGTGAACGACCATGGGCTTACCCATTTCGGCCAGCCTCTGCTTGACGAGGCGGTGGGTCATGCGAAGCACAGGAAAATCGGCGACGGGTTCGGCTACGAGCCGTCCATGGAGAACATCGACGTGAGTCCCGTGGAAGCGGTGGCTCTCGCGTATTGGAACGTCAAGACTTCCAAACGTCATCCGGGAAGAAGAGCAAAGGCGGTGGCATTCTGATGCAGATTCCCAGTCTTGAAAACGTGCAGGTCGATAATCTGCCCGACGAGTGCCGAGAACCGTGGGATTTGATGATACGTCAATGGTCCCAGAAGCTCGAACGTAACCTTTTGCGCACCAAATACTACGACGGACGAAACGAGCTTAAGAATCTGTCCATCGCCGTGCCGGACAGCATGGCGGGGATAAGCGAGGTCGTGGGCTGGCCGCAGAAATCGGTGGACGCTTTGGCCGACCGCATCGTGTTCGATGGTTTCGTCGGAGTCGGCGACGACGGCCGCGACCCGTTGGGTTTGGATTCGATTCTTTCAGACAACGACTTCGACGTGGAACTGCCGCAGGCCATCCGCAGCGCGCTCACCCATTCATGCTCGTTCCTGAACGTGCGCAGCGCGGAACCCGAGGATGGTCTGCGCTCGAAGGTGTCGGTATCGTTCCGTAGCGCGCTCTATGAGACCGGCCTGTGGGATTACGCCCGTCGCGGCCTGTCGGCGGCGTTGTCGATAACCGATATCGACCGTTCCCAGTACGCGCAGGCGAACACCATCGTGCCTTCCGAGCTCATGCTCTACATGCCCGGCTACACGATTCGTATACGCCGCGCGCAATCAGGCCGCTATCAGGCGGACGCTCCCCGGAACACGTACATGGATCATGTGCCTGTGTACCTGATCCCCTACCATCAGGACCTGAACCGCCCCTTTGGCCGCTCGCGCATCAGCCGTGAGGTCATGAGCATCACCGACACGGCGGTGCGCACCATGCTGCGCATGGAGGTAAGCGCGGAATTCTATTCGAGCCCGCAACGCTATCTCATCGGCGCGGACGAGCCGCCCGAGGACAAGAACGGCAAGAAGCTGACCGGCTGGGAAGCCACCATCTCGAAGATGCTCAACATCAGCCTCAACGAGGACGGCCAAGCGCCCGTCATCGGCCAGTTCACGCAGATGACCATGCAGCCGCACACCGACATGCTTCGCGCCCTCGCGGCACGCATGAGCGGCGCGACCGGCGTGCCGCTCAGCCAGTTCGGCGTCATGACGGATTCCGGCCCTTCCTCGTCCGACGCGATCATGGCGGCGGAAAGCGAACTTGTCATCGAGGCGAAGAACGCCTGCCGCGCCATCGGCGTGCAGCTACGCAAGGCCGCGAGGGACATCGCCATCCTCAACGGCACCAGCGAGGACAGCGACGAGCTCAATCGGTTGCAGGTCAACTGGCGTGACCCCGAACGCCCATCGCAGGCCGCGCTCTCCGATGCCATCGTGAAGCAGGTGACGGCCATTCCATGGCTCGCCAACTCCGACGTGGTGTTGGAGAAGCTCGGCTACACGGATTCCGATATCACACGCCTGTTGGTCGACAAGCGCAAGGCCGAGACCCGCAGCGTGCTTGACTCCCTCGTGAACGGAGGCAACAAGGATGACGGACAACCGGCAACTGGACCAGCTGCAAGCCAGCCAAGCTCGGGCGGTGGAACTGGCACGCCGCGATCTGGCGAAACTGTGGGAGACGCTGCAACAGCTCAGCCCTGAATGGCAACGTGACATGCTACTCGACTACGTGCCGCAACTGGTCGCCAAATACGGCGACCTCGCGGCACAGGCCGCCTACGAATGGTATATGCGCGTCCGTGGCGAATCGGTGCCCGACCCGTGGGAGTACGACCTGTCCGACTCGTTTCCCGGCGACGGCATCGACAAGACGATACGCTGGCAGGCCGGCCACCTGTGGACCGACCCGCAGACCATGCAGGCGTATCTTGTCGGCGCGATGCAACGCTGGGTCATGTATTCGGGGCGCGAAACCATCGCCCGCCTGTGCGAGCACGACCCGTCCGAACCCCGGTACGCGCGCGTGCCGAGAGGCGCGAAGACGTGCGCGTTCTGCACTATGCTCTGCTCGCGCGGCTGGGTGTACCGCAGCGAGAAGACCGCGAAATACGCCAAAGGCTCGTTCAGACTGTTCCACGACGACTGCGACTGCCAGATAGTCCCCGAATGGGACAGGGACCAAGCTCACATCGAGGGCTATGACCCCGACCGCATGTACTCGGAATACATGCACGCCCGCAGCCTCATCGAGAACGGCGGCCTGGACGACGACACCTATCGGATGATAAAGGCCACCACAAAAGGCAATCCCGACAATCCCAACGACCCGAACACGATCACCTATGTGATGCGCCGACTCTACCCCGACCGTTACAAGGACGGCTACGGGGTGCCACGACCGTCGCACTCGAACTGAGATTTTCCCCAACCACCCGCACGGGTGGTTTTTTATGCCCGAAACGGGCCCCAACCATAGGAGGAACCATGACCGAAGAGGCCAACGGCAACCAGCAGCCGGCATCGACCGATAACGGGGCGAAGCCGCCCGAAATCGACTACGAGGCCAAATACAAGGAGGCCATCGCCCATTCCCGCGAATGGGAGAAACGCGCCAAGGACAACAAAGCCGCCGCCGACGAACTGCAACAGCTCAAGGAGGCCCAACTGTCCGAAGCCGAAAAGACAGCCAAGCACATCAAAGAGCTTGAAGCCAAGAACGCCGCCTACGAGGCGGAAAAACAGCAGAACGAATGGAAGACGCAGGTCTCCAAGGAAACCGGCGTGCCCATCGCACTGCTCCACGGCTCCACCCTCGAAGAAATGCAAGCCAACGGCAAGGCGCTCGCCGACTACATCGCCGACAAGACCAAGCCGAAGGTGCACGCCTCCTCCGAATCCAACCAGCCTCCCGCACCATCCGGCTCCTCCGGCGACTGGATCCGTGACCAGTTCCTTGAACAAAAGCAGAAATAACCTCCCCACTCCATAGAAAGAAGGTATGACGATGGTTTCCAACGTGAACTCCATCATCACCAGCGGCGACCTCGGCGGCGGACTCATCCCCACCGAATACGCCACCCAGATTATCCAGGACGCCCCCAAGTCGAGTGTGTCCCTCACCCGCATGCGTCAGATTCGCATGAGCACCCGCACGCGCACGCAGCCGGTGCTTGACTCCAAGCCGATCGCCTACTGGGTTGGCGGCGATACCGGCCTGAAACAGACCACGAAGATGAAATGGTCGGGCCTGAGCATCACGGCCGAGGAACTTGCGGCCATCGTGCCCATCCCGGAGGCCGTCATCGCGGATTCCGGCATCCCAATCTGGCCGGAGGTCATGCCGCGTCTGACTTCCGCGCTCGGCTACAAGCTGGACCAGGCGACCCTTTTCGGCGTGGACAAACCATCCAGCTTCCCCGACGGCATCATCCCGCAGGCCATCACGGCGGGCAACACGCTCACCCAGGGCAAGGACCTCGCCAAGGACGTTGCCAGCATGGGTCAGAAGCTCGCCGAACAGGGCTTCGCCATGAACGGCTTCGCCAGCAAGCCGGGCCTCAACTGGGAGCTTATCGGCCTGCGCAACGCCAACGGCAGCCCGATCTACGTGCCGTCCCTCGCCTCCGGCGCGCCGTCCACCCTCTACGGTTTCGGCCTCAACGAGGTCGATAACGGCGCATGGGATACCACCAAGGCCGTGCTGCTCGGCGCCGACTGGTCGAACTTCGTGGTCGGCATCCGTCAGGACATCACCTACAAGCTGCTTGACCAGGCGGTTATCACGGACGACGACGGCAAGGTGATTCTGAACCTCGCCCAGCAGGATTGTGTGGCCATGCGAGTCGTGTTCCGCGTCGGCTTCCAAATCGCCAACCCCATCAACGACGTGCAGTCGGACAAGGCCAAGCGCTTCCCGGCGTACGTCATCGCGCCGGCCTCCGCCGTAGCGGCGTAGGCCACCGCAAAGTGATGGCCATGGGACTGAAGCTGCCGGCCGCAGCACGCGGCTTCGGCATCATCGCATTCTGACATTAAGGAGGCCGCCATGTTCGACGACACGGGAGAAAACCCATTTGCCACGCATTTGGAATTGGCCAAACGCTGGAAGCAGATGCCGGACGACCCCGATTATGTGGATCAGCGTCTTGCCGATGCCTCGCAGTTCCTTCGCGAACAATGCCCGGGTTGGCGGAACATATCGCAGGCGACGCTTGAACGCATCGCCTGCGAGCTCGCCAAGGACGCGATCTCATCCGACATACAGACCGAGGGCGCGGGGTTCGACACCACCGGTGCCAGCAATCTCAGCCTCACGGCGGGCAATTTCACCCAATCCATGACATTCGCGAACCCTCGCGGCGAATTCTACCTGTCCAAAGGGCAGAAGAAGGCGCTCAGGCTCACCGGCCAACGCTTCTACAGCATCGACCTGTCAAACGGGGAGGCGTCATGAGAGGCGAGACCGTGAAAGTGGTGCGATACACGCCCACGGGCGAGACCGACCCGGGCGGTTCGCCCGTCACGAAGGTCGATATCGAGTCGGTGGACAACGTGCTCGTCTCACCAGGCGCGATGAGCAACGCCACCGACTCGATTCGACCTGACGGCGTGACCGTTGCATTCACCTGCCTCTTCCCCCGCAGCTACGCATACCGGAGTCTGCGCGGGGCGAGTGTGCGCATCAATTCACATGACTACGAGGTGATCGGAGACCCGAGGCCATTGGGCGGCGGCATGAAGCCGACCGCCTGGAATCTCACGGTCGAAGTCACCGACGCGGAGGGATAGTGCATGAAACGGGTGAAACTGCATTATTCGGCATTCCAGGCGTACAGGCGCAACGAGGGCGCTCGCGCCGCCTTGTCGGAGGCACAGAAGATCGCGGCCCGCGCCAACTCCATGGCCGCGCCGACTCACGCGGGGCAGCCGTCGTACACGGCGGAGGGCCCGCGGGCGAACGAGAAGGGCGCGACGGTGCTCGTGCATACGGATAATCTCGCCGCGCGCATCGATAACGCCGTGCGCGACACGCTCGCCAAGGCGCTGGGAGGCGGCTGATGAACGCGGAGAAGCTGGTCATGGACTGGCTCAACGCGGCACCCGAACTCAAGGATTATCCCGCGAGCTTCGAGGTTCCCGCCGAATCCAGCGCCACGAACCGTATCCCGTTCGTCACCGTGGAACGCACGGGAGGTTCGGAAGGCCGGTTCGTGTCGAGACCATTGATCGCTGTGCAGGTGTGGGCCGCTTCACGCTGGGAGGCTTCGGACGTGGCACAGCGTCTCGTGCTGCCACGGTTGAAACGCATCGTTGAACTGCCCGAGGTGGCCGATTGGGATATCACCGGCCTGACCGACTTCCCCATGCCGGACGGACGGCCACGCTACCAGATACTCATCCAGCTCACCGTCAAGATCGACGAATGAGCATCATTTCCAGAAAGGGCCTAATCATGGCTAATGAAACAACAACGAAGAACGATTCCACAAACGTGTCGTTCGGCAAGTTCAAGGTCGGCGGCTACGCGTACGCGGCACCCGTCGGCACCGCATTGCCCACCGATTCGGAAAGCGAGCTCGACCCCGCTTTCCAGCTCATCGGCTACCTGTCGGAGGACGGCATCACCAACACGACCGACACCGACACCGCCGAAGTAAAGGACGCGAACGGTACGACCGTGATGAAAGTCGTCTCCAGCTACTCCGAAAGCTACCAGTTCGTGCTCATCGAGTTCCTGCGCAAGGCAGCGGCGCAGATGCGCTACGGCAACGACGCGGTGACCGGCAAGGACAAGAGCATGGTCATCAAGCATCAGATGCCCGACGATACACCGGTCTCGCTCGTGTTCGAGATCGTTGCAACCGGCAACGTGAAGGACCGTACCGTCATCGGTTCCGCAACCCGTTCCGAATTCGGCGACCGCCAGATGCATTCGAGCGACGTGCTCGGCTATGACCTCACTGTGGCCGCGAACGACATGGGCGATGGTGTCACCTCCATCGAATATATCGGCATCCCAAAAGACCAGAGTCTCTGACCGTGACCGCAACGGCTCGACTAGCCAACGCTTCCCCTCGCGGATTCCTTTCTTCTCTCCTTGCCGCGAGGGGAACCCTTTTTTAACCGTCAAGGAGAGAACCGCTTTTTTTATCAAGGAGAATCAGAATGTCACGCAACCGAAGCCACCGCAACACAAACGCCAACCAGATTGCCAGCCACCCACAGGACCACAAGCAGTCCAAGAATACGGTTCGCCGTGTCAACGTCCGTGGAATCGATATCGGTATCGACCCGAAGGTTTTGGACGATTGGGAGTTCATGGAATCTCTCTACGACCTTCAAGCCGACCCGAAGGGTAACGCCTTGCAAATCATCCCATTCCTACGCCGACTTCTCGGCGACTCATACGACAAGGTCAAGAATGGATTGCGAGGGGCTGACGGGCGCATCGACGGCGAAACCATGGGCACCTTCCTGACCGAGCTGTTCGAGGAGATGGGTAAGGCTTTCCCAAACTCATGACGCTCGTGCTCCTTCTCGACCGCTGCCCCGACCAGTTGGCGGCGGACATGAGAAGGGAGTACGGGCTCGGCGTGTACGACCTGGACCCGTCGGAGACGGCCGCACTGGCCGCGAACCTCCCCGCAGGCTCACTCGTCTGGCAGACGTTGGACACGCCGCGCGCGTGGACGTTCGACCAGTATCTGGCCGTGCTGCGCATCGAACAGATGAACCAGTGGATCTGGGCAAACGGCGACCCGAAAAAACGCGGCCCGCAACCCCGGCCGCTGCCACGCCCCGGCCAACCCCACGCCACGCCGGAAGCAACCGGCCCGGCCACGGAAGCCGGACCAGAGAACCCCGAACCCGATGGCAACACCATCCGTCGCACGCGCACCATCAAGGCCGTGGGCATGAACGTCGAACAGCTCGACCGATTCATGAGCCAACGGTTCACGACCGTGAACCGTGTGGAGAACCGGCCGCAGACCGGACAACCATAACCGAACAGAGGAAGGCGAAACAATGGCCTATAATCTCGCCACCGCATATGTGCCCATCGTGCCCTCCATGGATGGCGTCGGCAAGGCCATTGAAAAAGCGTTCGGCGACGCATCCAAAACCACCGGCAGTAAGACCGGACAGAGCATCGGCAAGGGACTGTCCGTCGGATTCGCCTCCAAGGTCGGAGCCGTGGCCGGCATCACGTCCAACGTGTTCAGCAAGGTCGCGTCCGTCGTCACGTCCAGCCTTGGTTCCGCAGTTGACCGCGCCGACCAGATGAACAACTTCCCGAAGGTCATGAAGAACCTCGGATATTCGGCCACCGATGCGGCCGCGAGCATCAAGAAGATCAGTGACGCGCTCGACGGTCTGCCCACCACCAGCTCGGCCATGACCGGCATGGTCCAGCAGCTCGCCCCACTGACCTCGAACCTCGACGAGGCCACCGACATCGCTTTGGCGTTCAACAACGCGATGCTTGCGGGCGGCGCTTCGACCATGGAGCAGGAGAACGCGCTCACCCAGTACACGCAGATGCTCTCCGCCGGCAAGGTGGACATGCAGGCGTGGCGCAGCATCCAGGCGGCCATGCCCGGCCAGCTCAATCAGGTCGCCGAAGCCATGATGGGCGCGGGACATAATGCGAACGACCTGTACGAGGCCATGAAAAGCGGCAAGTTCAGCTTCGACGACTTCAACAAGGCCGTCATGGACCTCAACCAGAACGGTTTCGGCAAATACGCCTCGTTCGCACAGCAGGCCAAGGACGCGACGCAGGGCATCGGCACGGCCATGGAGAACGTGAAGAACCGCGTCGCCAAGGCCGTGCAGAAGGTCATCGATGCCGTCGGCGTGGAGAACATCGCCGGCGCGATCAACAGGTTCAGCTCCCAGTTCGGCAAGGTGGGCGACGCGGCCGCCGGCATGGTCACGGACGTGAAGAAGAAGTTCTCCGAAGCGGGCAAGTGGATCACGGGCCTGTACGACAAGCTCGACAAGACCGGCGCGATAACCCGGTTCAAGGACACCATTTCCACGGCGTTCGAATCCGCGCGCAGCCGCGTCACCGAGGCGGTAGACCGCATCGCCGGGTCGTTCAAGGGCCTCGTGCCGGACGGCGCGATAGTCTCCGCCATCGAGGGCGTGCTCAAATACGTGGGCACGGTGTTCTCCGACTTCGCGGACTGGGTGGCCGACACGGTCGAATGGTGGAGCAAGTTCATCGCCGCGCTGAAAGACACCGGGGCCGTGCAGCAGCTGGCCGGCGCGTTGGGCGGCCTGTTCGACGCTATCGGCGACGTCGCTGACGCCTTCCGTGGTGCCGGCGACATGGCCGAATCAGCGGCCGGCCGCTTCGACTCGGCCAAGGGCTCCGCGGAACTGCTGGGTGCGGTTATCAAGGTCGCGGCCGACCTCGTGCAGAAGATGGCCGACCAGCTCAAACGCGTGGCCGAATGGGTGAAAAAATTCACCGACACTCTCTCCGACAGCGGCGCATTGGACACGTGGATGGACGCGCTCGAACGCATATTCTCCGCGCTCGGCGACGCCCTCGGCTCATTGAAACGGCTCGGCAAGGCGTTGGACGGCGGCAAGAAGTCCGCCGAAGGGGCGGGTGACGGGCTCGACACGGCCGCCGCCGCCGCGAAAGGATTCGCCGCGTACATCAACGCCGTGGCCGGCGTGGTCGAGACCGTCGCCGGAGTGTTGGACGGCATCGCGTCGGCGGTCGGCAAACTCGCCGACGGCATCGACTGGCTCAACGAGAAGTTCCCCATCCTCGGCCAGGTGATCGGATTCCTGCTCGACCCGATGGGCTCGCTGGCCGACATGGCCGGCAGCCTGTTCGGCTTCTTCTCCGGCGACGCCGGGGCCACCGCCGTCAACGACTTCACGGCCACGTTCGTGGAACCGGTGAAGGCCAAGCTCGACGAAATCGGACAATGGTTCCAATCATTGCCGCAGAAGGCCATGGACGCGGGGAGCCAGTTCCTGACCAACATCGGCCAATGGTTCCAGCAGCTGCCGCAGACCATCGGCTACTGGCTCGGCTACGCCATCATGCTCCCCATCGCGTTCGCCCAACAACTGGGTTCCAAGGCGATGGAAGCCGGACAGAACTTCGTGACGAACCTATCGAACTGGATACAGCAGCTGCCGTCACAAATCTGGACATGGCTGACCCAGACCATCCAGAACGTGCAGGCATGGGGAAGCCAGATGATGGCGCAGGCCGGAGACGCGGGAAGCCGGTTCCTGACCGGGCTTGGCCAATGGCTCCAGTCGCTGCCCGGACGAATCCGGCAATGGCTGACCGGCGCGATAAGCAGCGTGCAGGCATGGGGCGGACAGATGGGGGCGGGCGCACGCAACGCCGGCAACCAGTTCCTGCAAGGTATCACCGGCACATTGCAGAGCCTGCCCGGACGCATACAAAGCCTGTTCTCCAACGCGGGCTCGTGGCTCCTCTCATCCGGCCGCAGCATCATTGACGGTCTCGCCCAAGGCATCAGGAACGGCATCAGCGCCGCCGTTGACGCCGCATCCAACGCGATGGAGGCCATCTCGAAACTGTTCCCGCACTCCCCGGCGAAGGAAGGCCCGTTCAGCGGCCACGGCTGGACCCTCTACTCCGGTCAAAGCATCATCGACGGTCTGGCCGAGGGTATGCTCCAACGCCGGGCCGGCCTCGTGGACGCCACCCGCGCCGCGATCAGCCCGGCCAGCATGGAACTCATGCATGGCATGGACACGCCACGCTCGGGCGTCGGCACAGGCACTGCGAACGGCACATACCAGAACCAGTCCGGTGAGCTGCTTGGCGAACTCCTGTCGGAGCTGCGCGCGCTGCACGCGGATATGCCGCTGATTATGGAGAAGCTTGGCATCGAGGTGGATGGTCGTGAAATCGGAAGGGTGATACGCAATGCGATCGCTTAGTTATATATGCGCCTCGACCGGTGAGACGATCCCACTGGAAGGGCCCGGTATCTGGGCTCAGACGGCGGATGGGCTGCGTGGACGCGAATGGTCGTACACCATCGGATACCGGAGTCTGACCGGAGTAAGTCGTACGGCGCGCGAGGCCGAGCTTGACCTAGCCTATGTCCGCTGCCCCGAGAAGGTGGATTCGACGCGCCGCCTGTTCGATGCCGACGTTGCCGCAGGAACGCCGGGCATGTTTGATGCTGACGGCTGGACGACTCGCGCCTACGTGGTCAAGGCGGAGCCGCAGACCATCACGCCGGTGATAATCCAGCAGAAGCTCACCGTGGTCATGCTTGACGGCATCTGGCGTAAGGCCGGGGAATCGCAGCACTTCTGGAGCGACGCGCTCACGCCCGGACTGGACCTCGACTATCCGCATGATTATCCGCATGATTATCTGGCGACCACGAGGAACGCGGTGGCCTCGAATCCCATGCCCACTGCCATGCCGTTCCAGATGGTGATATTCGGGCCGGTGTCGAACCCGCAACTCACGTTGGGCGGCAACACGTACGCGCTCGACATGGACATACCCTCGGGCTCCTACGTGACCGTCACCTCGATTGCAGGCCGTCGCACCATCGTCATGACCGCCGAGAACGGCGACGAAACCAACGTGTTCGACAAGGGCCGGCGCGGAACCGGTCTCAACGGGGGCGAATACATCTTCCAGCCGATACCGGCTGGCGATTCCATCGTGCAGTGGAGCGGCTTCGGCGTCGATTTGACCGTCTATCAGGAGGAAAGCGAGCCACCATGGTGGAACTGATCGTCACCGATGCGAGCCACGTGGACCAAGCCAGCCTTGAGGACTTCACGCTCGACGCCGCGTGGGGCGCGGACGAGAACGATTTCGAACTGACCGTGGACCGGCTCATCGATGCCGGTAGCTACGTGTATTTCGACGGCGGCGAATGCGGTGGCGTCGTGGACTCCCTGAAGGACTCGCTGAAGGACGGCCGCAGCACCCTCACCTACGGCGGTCGCACGTGGCACGGCATGTTGGCGAACAAGATTTTGGAGCCTGACAAGGGCAAGGATTACCTCACCGTTTCCGGCACGGCGAGTTCGGTCATCGGCTCGCTCATCAGTCGTGTGGGGTTGGATGCCGTGTTTGACGCGGTGGATTCGCCAACTGCCGGCGCGCAGACCATCAAAAGCTACCAGTTCGACCGTTACGTGGATGCGTACTCGGGGCTGCGGAAGATGTGCGCCGCGTCTGGCCTCAAGCTGCGGCTCGCCTACGCTTCCGGGAAGGTCCGCGTCTGGGCCGAACCGGCAGCGCATTACGGCGACTCGATTGACAGCGACCTCATCGATTTCGACGCGACCCGCACGTGGCGCAAACCGAACCATCTCATCGGCCTGGGCAAGGGCGATTTGGCGGCCCGCGTGGTCGTCCACTGGTATGCGGACGCGAAAGGCGCCGTCAGTCAGACCCAGTCGCTCAGGGGCGTGGACGAGATAACGCAGGTCTACGACTACAGCAACGCAGAAACCGCCGAACTCAACACCAAGACCAAAGAAAAATTGCAGGATCTGCAATCCGAGG